CTGCGGATGATCTGGATCCCAACACGAAGGGCAAGCAAGTAAATTAGTACCCTGACGCTTGACCACAACCTCTTTCATTTTGTGTAGCTTAGTACGAAATCCACATATATCACAGAAGCCAAACGCTTTTTTACCAGTAGCAAACTTCTTCATTAGGGGTATCCAATACGCGGTACAAACCTAGCTGAAGTCTTATCTCTATCTTCACCAGCAGCTAAACTAAACTGCTCGTCATAAATTTGTTTTAACATTACTACCCTGTCAGACAATTCGGGAGTCTTCATAGCAATGTAATACGCTAGGCCCGCCACTAAACAAGGTAAAAATCTAAAGGGCATATCAGCGTCAAATGCGCCTTCACCTGCATCTTCTATGCGTCTTAGGTAAAAGTATTTTAACTTGTAAGTATCGCTTTTGTCAGGTACAGGCCAAACGTGTGCAACAGGGCCACCACGTGATCTATCCATCCAAACTTGTGTAGGCCTACCTTGTGTTAACTTGTTAGGAATACCGCTGTAGGTACTCACACTGATACGTGTTATAGGGAGATCATTTTGTTGCGCTTGTACGCCGTCATTAGTACGAATGTTCTGCTCTATAACATCTATAGCTTGTCTATTTAACGTGTAATCTAAATCACCCTTTACTAAGGATACCTCCGCTTCCGCTATAGTCCACAGGTTGATTCCACGATTTGCCCACTCAATAGTAAGCAAGTTCATAGAGCGTCTAGCTGTTCTTAGGTCATAACCAGAACGCATCTCACGTCCGGCACGCTCCCATGCTTCCTCAGCAATCTCTGGGAAGTCCATGTTAAATGATGTAGTACCTGATGTAGCCATTACTTACCTACCTTCTTCATAGCTGTTTTATGCGATTCACTAAAACTAGCGCCTTTTTTCATGTCTTTCTTCATTTCATCCATGTGCTTTTTGCTATGGTGCACAGAATGCTTTCCCAAAGTAGTCTTTTGTCGTTTAGTTAATCCGCCTTTCTTAAAGTATCTACGCATCACTTACCTCTACGTTTTAGCGACTTTACTCTGCGTGGAGCGCCTGCAGGTTGCCCTAAACTTTTCTTTTCTCTTACCTTCTTACTCTTCTCAGAACTAGACATCTCGCCTGACGTTTTAGGAGTCTTAGAAGATACTCGTTTACTAGGACGACAGTATGGCGTACCACGACCATCACCTTTCTTTCTACCACAAGCCTTACCTGTACTAACGTCTTTCCAATCTTCCTTGAACCAACGCTTTAACGCAGCACCCTTCGCTGTTTTGCGAATCTTACCACCAGACTTATAGTATGTACGCATTACTTACCAGCCTTTTTCTTCCGGCATTTAGCTATAGCTCCAGACGCATACGCAGAAGGGAAGACCTTGTAGCTGGCCTTCACCTTCTTATAGCATGAGTCCTTTACGGTACCACCTTTTTTGTAGTACCTACGCATTAGCGCATCTTCGCTGGACGTACGCCTTTTTTAGCAATGCCGCATCCGCGAACCTTACCGCCTTTCTTGTACGTGCTAGACTTCTTTTTAACCTTACCACCAGACTTCATGCCCGGCATAGGTGGCTTCTTAGGAGGCATACCCATACCCATTGGAGGCTTAGGAGCACCCATACCACCCGCAGGAGCAGCACCACCCATAGCAGCTTGTGGGGGAGTTGGTGGCTTAGGAGCACTAGTATTGTTCATAGCACCTTTCATAGATGGGGTGGGCTTACTGTTGTTAGCCGTAATTGCATCTAATACTTTTTTTCTATTAGGATCCATTTTACCCGTAATAGAACCACCATCATCAGCCATCATTTTCATTGGCTTCTTTTTGGCTTTCTTTTTCTTTTTTACTTTGCCGCCTTCAGCCATTTTACCTTTACCATCAGCAGCGTAGAATGGAACTTTCTTACCGTCCTTTTCTACCATATCTAAAGAGCCACCTTTTTTGTAGCCCATCATTTTTGTACCCGGCACTTTAACACCTCCAGCGCTTCCGCGCTTGTCTTAATCTTGAATTAGGATCTTTAGCAGCTTTTGGGAACTGTTTCATTTGTCCTGCAGATCTAGCGCAATATGACTTACGTCTTGATGCGTCTTTACCTTTAGGATTTTTCTCTGTAACTGCCGTCTTTAATTTACTACCCGGATTATTTCGTCTGTACTTCGCTACACCTTTAGCAGTCATACCAGCACCAGATTTAGTGGGGCGCTTGTCCCCACTTTTCTGACTCATACCTTTCATGCCGGTACCAACTTTGCCGCCTTTCTTGAACTTGTAGCAGACTCCGTAATCGTTACGCATAGAACACCGTTATTTGGGCTATGTCAGTCTCAACCAGAAACGGGTCATTTACCGACAAAATACCATCTTCAGGTATAAATAGCGTATGAGAGGTAGAGGCTGTTACACTAAACTTAACATCTAGTATAGTAGCGCCACCAGAGCCATCTGTAATTTGAAGGTGTGGAGCAATCGTACCTGACGCACACATAACATGTACGCCTCGTATACGCGCTCTACCTACGCCCATTGCACCGCCATCGGTGAAACTCTTAGCTTGAATATCAGAAGAATGACTCATGTCAACCTCCTATTAAAGTGGCAACGTTTGGTATGTAATCAAAAACGTAAATGAACCACCAGTGCCTGAACCTGCGTTTACTGTATTAGTAACATTACAATAAATAGTACGCGCTGCAGAAGTAAACTGTACACTAGCTGGAGCAGTAGCTGCATTTTGAGTTTGCTGTACCAAAGTAGTTTGAGTTAAGTTTCCTACGACAACAGTAGTACCACCATCTAAAATTTCATCCGCGATAGTAGCTACGATTTGAGCGCCAGAGCTAGAAGTACCAACTTCATAACCAATGTCACCCGCACCAGTTAGCGTTGGAGCAGTAGCACAATGAATTTTAATGTCGGTAATAAGAGTGCCAGCAGGTTGCGTAAACTGACCAATCGCAGGGCTATCGCCAGCAGTTTCGTTTACAGTTACGCCAGTAACACGAGCCACACGAGGTAGTCCAGTTACTGTTTCGTTGCCTTGAGCATCTTTAGAAACTTCTTGAAACCCGTTTTCAGATCGTACGGGGCCGTTAAATGTAGTATTAGCCATAATATAGTTCTCACATGTGAGTTAAAGTGAACTTGTCTACATGTCGTCAGCCGGGGCTGTCAAGTCCACCGAAATGTTCCCGGTTTGTGTTAACTTATCACAGTATAATATAAAAGACAATAAAAAAGGGAGCCGAAGCTCCCTTAGTAACCCAACGCAAAAACTTATGCGCCCGGAGATCCGAAGATACCAAGTGGGTCAGACACACCGAACGAATAACGTTCACGAGCCTTATAGCGACTGTTGCCAGTATCGAAATCAGCGTCCATAGAGGTTGCCATTTTCGCACGTACAAAGTGCTTCATGCCGTTAGGAATGTCAGTAGTTAAGAACCAAGCATTAGGCTCTGTTAGGTAATGGTTGACAGCGTATCCGCCCGGAACCGAACCGTTGTTCGATAGAGCATTGATGTCATTGTCAGCCGTACCAACACGACCTTCAGTCTCAAGCAAACGAGTCGCTACGAACTGTAGATCAGATGGGATGATGAGCTTTTTAGGCTGTGTAGCAATTTTTAAGCCACGCTCATCTGTCCACTGACCGATCTGAATAACAGCCGCTTCCAAAGAAGTTTCGTTAAGGTCAGCACCAACAGTAGGTCGGTTTGAGTTAGCACCACCAGAAACTAGTGGGTGGTCAGTTGCACAAAGAACTTTACCATCACCATAAGTAGTGCCAGAGAAAGCGCCATTCAATAAAGAGGCAGCTTTAACTTGCTTACTGTACGCCATAGCGCGAGCCAATGCTTTGGTATAACGAGCAGACAAAGAGTCATACAAGTTATCTTCAATCGCTTCTTCAGTGATTGCAAAACCCATAGCAACGGTTTCGTGCGTGTAGCGAGCGGTGAACGCTTCTTGTGCAGTGTCATACTCGATTGATGCGCCTTCAGATTTAGTAGGTGCAGAACCGAATCCTGACAGTTTAGTTTCTTCTTCAAACGAACGATCAGAAGTCTCAGTTTCGTAGATTTCTGCGTGCTCGTCACCATATTTAGAGTACTCTAAACCAAACAAAGCGTTCAGTCCGGGAAGTAACTCTTTAAGCAGTTGTGATCTTGAAATAGCCATTAGTTATTTCTCCTATTATGACGTTACATCGCCATTGGCGAACGCGTGATAGTTATTGTTAAATTTGATTAGTACATCTGTAAAAAGATCACCAACCGCAGACTCACCACGATCACTAAAACCGACAATCTTAAAGCCAGCAGTAGTATCAACAGCAGTAGCATCAACAGCCAAAACAGATTTGCCCGTAGAAGTGCTAATACTATCAGTCGCGCCCGGAGTAGATGCAAAGAACGTGTTACGTCCTAGCAGGGCTTGTGCAACAGGAGCATCCGCCTGAGCTTGGAAAGTAACGCCCGGGTCAGTTACAACGTAAGCAGTAGCGTTAGTAGTGTTTGATGGGTAATACTGATCGAAGATCAATTGGCCTTGAGCGTTAATGTACTCACAACCAACGAATACACCCAAAGCACCGCCATTAGCAACACCAGCAAAATTGTTAGTATTGTTAGCAGAACCTGTATCAACCGATAGTTGAACAAAACCATCTTTTAAAATTACAACTGATCCGTAACCAATGTTTTGAGCCACACCGGCAGGATTTAATAAATATGCGTCACGAGCGCCATTGTAGGCAGACCCATCGGCATTTTTTACGGGGACTAACCCGTATGGAGAAGCTGTAGTAGCCATTATAAAACTCCTAAAAAATTAAATTAATTTAGCCTTTTCCGAAAGTAACCTTAGATTTCCTATCATTAAATAGGGGCATTCTAGGGTCATTTTCCCGCATAAGGTTGTTATCGACTGAAGCCATTTGCGACTGTGATTGCTGGTTATAATAAGCATTACGCTCGTCAACCATCTCCACAGGCGCTTTACACAACATCAACCCACCAATAACTACATTGTCTTTAAATCTATCATTCTCGATAGTAACAAGTGTAATTTCTGGATGATCCGATGCTTTCACAGCAGTCCAACCTTCTCTCAATTTAGATGAGACGTTCATGCCGTCTACATTTCCTCGGGTAGAAATCCTAATCCAACGATATACATACCCCTCTTCTTGGTTGGGGGACGGTAAAACCTCTGGACGTTTCCATGCAGTTTTACGAGCAGTTTTCTCACGGGTTTCTAATTCACGATCTAATCTGTTATCAGCCATTATCTATTCCTCATCTCTTCAGCAACCTTTTTGGCGTATAGTTCAAGCGGTACTCCTAATTTTTTAGCTACAGCTACTTGTGAACGCGTTAATTTCACCTTTTTAGGTGATGTGCTCCGCGACGCGGGAGCGACCACATTAGCTTTTCGCTTTTTAGTTTCTTGCTCTGTTTGTCCATCTTCTCCGAAATAATCAGAAAAGGTGGTTTGCATACGAGAGTTAATTGTCTCGTAGTATTCATCACTGCTAGGGTCTACACCTTCTCTTACAATCTTGTTGTGTACGCCCATAGCGTATGCAGTCATTTCCTCATCATCACCAAACCAAGCGTTTTCTTTTGCCCAATCTGATGCTTTTGCGTCAGGTTGTACTGCCTCTTCTTGCCTTTGTACAGGAACTTCTTCTTCTTGTAAAGTTATATCTCCTAACTTATCTAACTTTATCTTAGCATCTGTTAGTTTTTCCTGTGCATCTAAAACTTTTTGCGCGTCTCCAGCATCATACGCTTTCTTATATGCGTACTTAGCCACATTCACATTTTTTTCAGCATCTTTTTTAG